TTTTTATTTTTAATTAAAACACTGTCAGGTGGAGCAGCCATAAACCCTTTTGGGTTATGTACTTGACTATCTGGTAAATCTTTATGAAAATTAGTTGCCATATTAATACATTATTATACCACTTCTTTTTGTGGTTGATTCATCATCTTCTATATACAAGGGGTAGTTCAAATCCTCTTGTCTTATAAACTCAACCATTCTTCTTTTATATGTTTGAGCTTGTTTGTATATTTCATTCCTTAAAAAACTTAACTTTTTACTATCAACAGGAGTTGTGAAATCTGCCATGTTTTCAACTATACCTTGTGATGTAGAGTTGTATGTCATATCAGGCAAAACCTCAAATTTAATAGAAAAAGCAAGTAAATCTTTTATATATTTTTCAACCAAATAACCTATTGGACTATAAATAGTTATAGATGTTCCAGCAGCATTAGCTGTTGCATTTAAAGTTATACTACTCGCACCTGTAAATGTTGCTATCTTTGTGTAATGATTATCTTCATTTTCAGTATAACCATCCTTAAACATAGGAATACCTGTTCCCTCTGCATACCAACCTTTAGCCCCTGATGTAAAAGCTGCTGTAGATGCAATAGTAGCAGAGCCACTAGTTGTAGTACAAGCTATATCAGTTAATCTCCAAACAACACCTGCATTTTTTTCAGATATAATAAGATTATAAAGGTCCTCACCAATAACAGGTTTTAAATGATTATACATAGCAATATCTATAAAGGAGTCCTTTATAAGAGCAGTATCTGTATTTGAGTTGGTAAACGCTTTAGATATTACCTCACTCGCTGTTATCAGGTTCGCCATCAGTATTTTTATTAGTTTCTACTTTTATTAATTCTTGAGCAGCTTTTTCTTGAAGGAGTTGCTCCATTTCCTCATCTGTTAATTCAGGTAGGTGGAATATTTTTCTACCCTCCTGAATAGAAATGTACTCTGTAGGATTAATAGCCCCTAGCATTGTGACAGGTGGTTTTGTAACTATTTTCATATCAGAATAATCATAATCTGTATTCTGCTTCAAAAGCTTCTTTAAACCCCTTAAAATCATCTCTTGTGGCTCTTTAATAACTGTTGACATAACTATATCATATATAGTTAAAATCTGTTGATTATTACCTAAAGAACCTGCCACTTGAATACCTGATAATGCAGGATTCCATCTGTGAGCAGAGATTATATTATCATTTGTTATTGTTTGCAGTTCCATAAAAGAACCATCACTAGTGTCATTAATAACCTGAACATTAGTTGCGTTCTCATCACCATTCTTAGCTATAAATAACATTTTAGAATTATTATTCTCTCCTGTTAATTTTTCTTTAGCTTGTTCTATAAATAGTTCTGCCTCCTCCTCAGACATATCTGCCCCTAATTCAATAATTGCAGATGGCATAAAACCATTCTTAAATCTTGTTAAATTATATTTTCCTATTTGATGTGATATTTTTATATGGTCTAGAGCTGCAACATAATCAGGTAAACCATAATAATAATAAGAACTTTCATAATCACACATCTTTATGATAGCTCTTTGTACCGTTTTTCGTTTGTCAAAGTTTGGATATATTGGAAGTGATTTTGTCAGCTCTGGTTTTCTTCTAGCATTTTTCCAATCAGGATGAAGTAAAAGTTGTTTGCCATTTTTATGATACCTAACTGTAGTTGCGTCAATATGATAAAGGTTCATGTACCCCTTACCTTTTACAACCTCCATATAAGCATTACCATGAGTCCAGTAATCAGAAATAACTTTTCTCATCACATCATTAATACTTTCTGCTTCAGCATTTACATCTTCAAAGTATTTAGATGTTTTTTCATTAGAACAAGAAATACCCTCACCTATTGTGAAGGTAGTTTTTGTATTTAATATAGCTCTGTGTGTCGCAGCACACCTAGACAATTCACTTAATAGTTGAGGAAACAAATTATCGTCACCAAAAGGAATCCAGTCATGTTGTAGGTTATCTAAACTTTTCTTTTCAGCAGGAGCTTCAGTAGAAATATTTTTAGAAAAACCATAAGCCAATAACTTATTCTTCTTCCTCTTGTGTTGAAATCTCTTTGCTCTCTGGTTTGATTTCTTTTGGCTCATCTTTTACTAACTTTGTTTTTTTAGTTTTTTTAGGCTCATCAACAACAACATATTCTTTACCTAGGTCATACAAGTGTTTAAGTAAAGCTTGGTCCTCTGGAACAATCCCCCTAACAGGCATATCAACGCCTCTGTGTTGCCATTTTAATTGTCCAACCTCAACCATTTTACCACCATACATCACCCTATCTAATTGGTTTTTTCTAAGCCAACTTGTTTTAAATTTGTAATTCATAATTAATTATTTTTCACAAATATATTAAATTAAGGGGTATCTCGCAATACCCCCTAACTTAAAATATAACAAAGTTAATTTGTTAAGATACAGTCCACTGACCATCAATATCGTCAGCACTATTAACTAGTGGTGGAGCAAATAATGTTACTTTATTAGCATCATCAGTTCCTGCGTTAGCAACAATTTCAACAGTAGCCTCAACTGGATACTTAGCTTGCTTTCCAGAAAGCTTAACAAGAGTTCCGTTTTGGTCTTGAAGACCTGTTCCAGTACTCATTTCACCAGAAGCAAACTCTAAGTAAGCATTTTTAGTAAACACACTATCCCAACCCAATACAAAGTAGTAAGGGTCAGTACCGTCATCAGCAAAAGTTTCAACTATTGCAACAATACCACAAGAGCAAGTAAGCTCATTTAACCTAGTATTAACCTCTGAAGTTAATTTAGGTACATAGAACTCTAGCTCAACATCAACTAATGTTGAACCATTTTCTCTTGTTGCATTTGCAGAAAAACCAGCAGTTTCTCTTTCAAATTGAAATTCATACATTGCCGAAGACTCCATATTTGTTAGCAAACCTGAAGTAAGTGTAAATGCAGAATAAGTTACACTATCTGTCTCCATAAGCCAGATTCTGTTCAAACCACCTCTACGATTCAAGTCGCCACATAGGACTTCATGTCCTTTAGTAATACACGCCATTTTTTATTATTTTTAATTATTAAACATTCAATTATTAAGCAGTTTGTCTATTAGCCACCCACATTGTTGGTTCTTTAATAGCACATCCGAAAGAGTAAGTCATTCTAAAACGATTTTCTTTTTCGTCTCTATTATACCACATATCAACAGGATTAGATTTAAAATCCGTTGCAACAGTAAAGTTACCTGGCATAGTTAAAACAGCACATCTGGTTTCAGCAGCAGCGTCAGGAGCAAGAAGCCCATCCATAGCAGCTAAATTAGTAGCGTTATTTTTAACATCAACATCCCATTCAGGAACAACTATCATTGGAATACCATCAAAAGATAAGTTTCCAAATCCATTTTGCAAGTCAGCATACGCTTGAGTATGAGTTCCAGCAGCTCTTAAAGCTCCTTTATAAGATTCAGCAAAAGCATTTGAACACCAAATAACATTTGGCATAGCAGCTAAATCAACACTTCTTGCAGCAACCATAGCTTCAAGTGAACCTAAAGCATTAGTGTTACCTGAAGTTGGCTCAATAGTAGCCTGACCAGCAGCAGCATCACCAGCTAAAAGCTGTTCACTCATTTGCTTCCAAATACCATTAGTTAGGTTGTAAGGAGTTTGACCTCCATCTTCATTGTCACCAAACCATAATAAAGAAGAAAAGTCTCTTTGAATCCCTTGCATAAGAAGAGTAGAAACAATTTCCATTATTTTAGTGCCAGAAATATCATTTCGTGATATACCTTGCTTTAGTAATTGAGATTTAATGTGATTAAACATTGTAAAAGCAGCTTGCTTATGCTCAACCTCTAATCTTGACAAAGTCAATGTTATATTAGTGTTGGCAGATTGCGTACCATCAGCAGAAAAAGAAGATAGTGAGTGTGCTTTTGTTATATCTTTTAATGCAGCATATCTGTCTAGTTTAATAGAACTTCCAGAAATATCTGTCATTACATCAAAGTGTTCTAAAGAGTTATTTGAAACAAATAAAGGCTCTAAAAAATACTTTTGTACATCCTCCTGTGACCACGTCAG